TTGAAGTTTTGAAATGACTCGGTTCAAAACGGTTCGGTAAATGTCATTTGGCCCTGCTTTTTTGGAAGGGGCAATCACGTTGGTCAAAACTGCCGTGTTCAAATCCCGACAAAGCAGGGAAAGGATTTGTAAACCGTTGTTGGTCGAATCAATCCCACACGGAAGGTTTGTTTCAAATGTTTCGGTTGTTCTGGTGTGGAATCTCCAATACTCAAAACACCACGCTAGGAACTGCCAAGGTTTGTCAGCCGTTGTCCACCACGTTTCAGAATAAGGATCTTCAGCACTCCTTCGGATGTTTTCAAAGTTGTCTGTTACCCATTGCAACCGGACTTCAAAGCTCTCCTTATCCATACCAAACTTGTTGGCTCCGTTGATAAAAAACCACGAAAAGTCTTCATCGTTTTTGAGGGGTTTGGATTCACCAAAGGTAAGTAGCCCACGGGCCAAGTCGCTTCCTTGAGGTTGCAAACACTCGGTTGAGTAATACATACGTCCTCTAAAATCCAACTGCATTGGGAACCAGAATTTGCTGTGTCCCTTGAGTAAGCGAGCAATGTGGATTGTTTTGGCGATAAGGAAGAAACGAGTCTTGTTCTCGTAGTTGGAGCGGTAAACCATGTTGGCTTGTCGCCTCCAATACTTCCGTGCTTCCTCGTTGGTTTCCATGTCGTATGGCTTTTGAGGTAAATCCTGCAAACCGTGAAACGGAAGAATGTCGTTGATGCTTCGTTTTTCTGAGAAGAATTTATCAACCACTTCAAGAACTTGTGTGTTGATTTTCCACGGAACTTTTTGCAGACCGTTAACAGCCTCTATCACGTTTCTCATTGGGTTGTTTCGTGGAACCAAATGATGCAGACGGTGATGCGATTTGATTAACGGTAACTTATTCTCATCCATCTTATACCCACCGGAATACAGTTGGAATGGTTGCCAATCTTCGGGAGGGGTTATCATCGGGTAACGAACTGGATTCATTATTTCGCAATGTTCGTTTACCTTTTCCACCCATTGCTTTGCTTCTTCAGACATTACTACGTGGATTCTGTAGCGAAAATTAGGGGTGCGGAGCTTTATGAACTCAATAAGTCCGGTGCTGCTATGGAACAAATGGACAAGGCAGTTTCCAATGGCGAGACGTTGCTTGGTGCTAAAATCAAAAACAAAGCCTTTATCTTCCACAATGTCCCGTAATGAATCTTGTTTGTGTCTCAAGGAATGATGCTTGCTGATAAAGTTTTTAACAATGTGATCCCACTCTTTGTTCCCAATCTTTGCTCGTGCTTTGCTCATTACTAACCGAAACTCAATAGCGTGTCCGACCAGTAAGCACACTCTGTTCATTCCCTCACCAGTAGTAAGGGAGTTAATAATTTCCTGAGTAGCAGCTTCGGCTATATCCCAAGAGGAAAGAACTTTCCTTATTTCCGAAAAGTAAGCAATGTTCCCAGCACGGGAACTTTTCTGTGAATCAAACCAATCTGAAATAGCTTTCTTAAAATTAGGAACGGCTTGTTTAAGAAGGTTGTTTCCCCAATAGGTTTCGGAGCTTTCAAGGCTGTTCAACCGTTTTCGATACCGTAGCTTACCCTCCTCAATCTGGCTTTTCTCCAGAGTAAGCTGATTATCCATTGTTAGGCATACTGATGTTGAGTTGAATACCAAGAGCTTGCGCTATCTCAAGAGCATTAGGGATGTCGTTTGACCTATCCAACGGACACATACAACGCACCGCAGGGATGCGGTAGGACGCAATGAGGGTCAGGCAGGATGGACATGGAAGCAGGGTCACGTAAAGAACTCTGACTTCGTGAGGCTTTGCGTAGCGTAGGGCATTGGCTTCAGCGTGGATAACAATGGGCCTTCTGGCATCTCTGTTAGACCAATCTATTTCGACACCAGAAGGAACCCCATTGTATCCCACACCAACAATGCTTAGATCCTGACGGACAGCTACACACCCCACCTTTTGATGGGGGTCTTCACTTCGGGACGCTACGGCGACAGCAAGTCCCATGAACCATGTATCCCAATCGGGTCTAGGTGCGGATGTTCTGTTCATTTTTTAACAGCTTTTTTGAAGCTATCATCGTTTTAATCCGTTCTTCATGCTCGGCATCAAACTCCAAGGGCCATGAAGGATAATGAGGATCTTCTTTCCTGATCCTAACGTGCTTGTGTTCCTCGTTTTTCAGTTTGGTTTTCAGGTTGTCTGCTTGTTCTTTGGTCAACCCGTAACCACATAGATCAACTACGTCTTTACCGGACTGAACCAACCATTTTGTTTCTTTGGGTTTTACCATAAAAGGGGTTTAACGTGTATGTAGGGAGCAACGGTTTTCTTTTGGCGCAAAACCCTCCCCAGAGTTTTTGTTTGCTGTTAGATTATGTTGCTGTGCATACACGTTAAAAATTGTTTCTGCTGAATTGAAATTCGTTTTCGGAAATGTTGAACACAACTGCAATCCATAGTTTAGGAAGTGTGTTCAAGACTTCTTTGAGATTGTTTCCGTTGATGTTGTTAAAGTAACCGTCTAAAACTCCGTTAGGTCTGTGAAAGAAAATCCTAAACGTATTTGAAAGGTTTACTTTTTTTGTAACTCTGTCCACGATCTGTTGGTATTCATCGTTACGCATTTGTTTAACTCTTTCACTATCTGGTTAAGACGTTTCCGCTGGAGCCTAAGCTGGTGAACTGTTGCCCTAGCTTTGCGTAGGTTTCGTTTCAACTCTGCGTTGTCCATCGACAATATGACGTTGCGTTTGCTTAACAAGTCTATTGTGTCTTCAAGCTGTGATTGGATAATAAATGCGCTCACTTCAAAATTTCAAATGCTTTGAGGATGTAGATTATGACAATAGTAGCTAAAGCTATTTGTCCCAACTTCCCAAGATGGTGAAGAAAAGCCAATGTGATGAAAAACCAAAACCTTCCAAAAGTAAGAGGTTTACGCTTAGGTTTCAGGTCACTTTTTTTGTAGGTTAAGTAAGTCATTAGATAACTTTGAGGATTCTGAGCACTTCCACAACTACCCAAACACACAAGGCAAGCATTGTGAGCTTGGAGATAGCCACGGCAAACAGGGTTACAAGTGCAATTAGGATGTCTTGGATTTCGTTTTTATTCATTGATAGATGTGTTGATGTTGTTTTCCAGAGCCGCAACTGCGTCTCCAAAATTTGCTGATGTCAAGTGAGCGTAACGTGTAGTCATGTGCAAATCTTTGTGTCCAAGGAAGTGCATCACAGTGTATAGCGGAACTCCACGTTGCACAAGTCGAGAAGCACAGGTATGACGCAAAGCGTGGGGAACGAACTCGGAATCGTTAGCCCAAGCTGTGTTGCTGGTCTTAACACATTGCCAGACGTAGTTGACGTTGCATTGAGTCATCTCAAAAGGACGCTGCTTTCCACTAGCCCTGCTAGTCATCATCATGTTAGCTACCCTGCTGGTCATCGGGACAGTCCTGAACTCACCATTCTTGGTATGCCAAAAGGTAACTTCATTGTGGTTGTGTTGATCAGAAACAAACCTAACATCTTTCCACTCCAGCTTGAGAGCTTCCCCAACTCGTGCTCCGGTATCAATGAGGAACATCCACAAGTCAGCATGGTCTGGACGTTTCAACTGCTTTGTCAACCCAATCAACTTTGCTTCTTCTTCATTGGTTAGAAAACGAGTTCGTCCACGATCCTGACTAAGACCACGGATCTTGGTGTTGACATTCAACCATCCCCGTTCTTTAGCGTAAGTCAGCATCCGGTTCAAAGCTGAGAGCTTGAGGTTGATCGTGCCTTTCTTGTTTCCTTTAGCTTGAAAATGATGAATGAACTGGTCGATGCGTTCCGGTGAGAACAACTCAGCTTCAAGCTCAGTGTCCTTACCGAAAAAGTCCTCAACGCTTTGGCTGTTGATGGTCACGGTTTTCTCTGCTCGTGTTCCTTTCCACAAGCCGTAAAGAACTCGGTCACGAAGCTCTCCAACTGTTTTGGGAGCCTCCGACAGCGCAACGTGAAAGATGCTGGTGTTGTTCTTCAAAGCCCTCACTTGGTTCTCAGCAAGAAACAATTCAGCCTCGTGCTTTGTTTTGAACGTGCGGCGAACTCGTTTGTTGTTCTTGTGAACGGAGACGAGGAAACTCCCATTGGGTCTGATGTTGATTGTGCTCATTTCTTACAGGGGAAAGTCTATGCGATGGGTTGAAAAGATCAAGAACTTTTTGAAAAAATCTTTTTTGAATTTTTAGCAAGAATCGTGCCAACATTTTTTACCAGCAAGAACCGTGCCAACTGTTTACGGATTTCAAAAATACAGCAAGGATGCCAAAAGGGGTGGAGGGTCGTGCTGCTGCTGGTGAAATTTGATTATCCAAAATACAGCAAGGATGATAGTGACCGATCAATCCGGTTAATTTGAAATTGAAAAACTAAAATCGCCGGCCAATCTAAAAATGAAAAACCAATATTGGCTGCCGCTCAGATTTGAAATTGAAAAGTCAAAATTGCCCAATGCTGATAGTGAAACTGCCTAAAGCGAACGGAGTGAGCGTTACGTGTGGATCAACAACATAACACGAGCGAAGCGAGTTACCAACAGATAAACAACATAACACGAGCGAAGCGAGTTACCAACAGATCAACAACATAATGCGAGCGAAGCGAGCATCCAAAAGATCAAACTGCCTTCAAAAAAAATTTTTGGAAAATTGATAATGAGAATCAAATGAGATTAGGGGGCGTGATAGTGAACGCAAAAAACCGCCGGCCTGTGCTCTGTTCGAGGTGGGGCCGGCGGCGTGTTTATTTGCGGCGGTCTAACTTCGGTCAATAAATTTGACCAGGAGCCACCAGAATACGAGGTTAAGCGCGGTGATGACCCAGCCGAGCACTTTTACTTTGTCCAATGCCATTCCTCCACGTCTTTTCGGGTTGGCTCGTAGTCAGGGAAACTGACAAAAGCTTTTTCGTCGGTCTCGGTATACTCTTTGCGCCATTTTTTTGCGGTTCCTCGTCCTAGGCTGCGACCACTGAATTGATCTTGTTCCCACGTACTGCGCTTGTGGCTCCATTTGCTCACGGTTGGTTCCTTGGCATTTGGGGCAAATGAGAGCCATGTCCACGGCTCCACGGCAAACGGTGAGACGTTGGTGGCCCTCCATGCGGCGGCAATGGCATTCACGATTGCGGGAGTTGTGCCAAAAATCCAGCGTCCCTTATTTGTGATTCCTGCGTAAAGGGGAGCGGTGGCATCAACCGCCACAATTAATCGGCCATCCGGTGCGAGCGCGAGAAAGGCGGCGTAACCTTGGACATTCTCCAAATCTTTTTTGCGTGTCTCGTCGGTTGCGTTTTCGGTCATGCAGAGGAGGAGGTGTTGAGAGTCGCACGTGACGGATTTGTGAGACTCGGACGGCTGACCGTCCCACGTGACAACTCCATTGTGCGCGAGCGTCCATCCGTCTTTGCGAAATGGGTGCGTATTGTCCAGTCCGCGACCCATCGTAGCTGTGCGTCCGTGGACGATAAGCGAGCGGGTCGGTCGGTAGTTTCCGGTCTGCTGTGCTCGTGTGGTCACGGCGAAGGCTGCGGCGGCTGCTCCAGCGGTGCGGGTTAGGGTTGGCAGGGCATCCAGTCCGACAAAATCGGAGGGGCTGACGAATCGGCCATGTAGTCCGGTGTTACCGTGTTGGGCAAAGCCGAAACCGTCTTGCTGGCATTTAATCGCTTGTTTAGCGGCGATCAGGGCGCGAGCGGCGGTGGCTTTGTTGAGTGGGTTGTTGGTGGTGGTTGTCCACGCTGCGAGTTTACACATTTATTTGGTTCTTTCTGTTTTGGTTTTTTGGGTTAATAGACTGTGTCGCAAAAGAGGCGGGGCGCGGAGCGACTCCACTTTAAGTGCAACTACGTCTTTGCAGACAGTAGCACACCCCGCCAAAGGGCTTAAGTTGCGACCGTTATTTCGGCGTTTGTATTTTCGGTGATAGTGGCACGGCGGCGGTAGCCTCTCAAGACAAGCTCGGACGCATCGAAACCGGCGACGAGTTGTCCGGCCATTTGAGCGCCAATCCGGTCACGAGTGCCTCGTGTTTTTTTGCGGAACGCGTTAAGCAATTCGCGTAATGTCTGCGGGTCGTTCACCACAGCCCAGCATGCGTAACTCATGAATGCTTCGATGCAAACTTCACGGTGAATTGGCGGTGGGTTCAAATGTTCGACAGTCTCGGACATTTGGGCCATCGACTGCATCAATCGGGTCCGGAAAGCCCATTCGGCGGGTTTACTGGTCGTCCCCCAAAT